AGAATTTTCCCGAACTATCGAGCTTTGCCCCGAAAGAGAAAATACAACCAAAATGGAGAACTCCGCAAGACAAGTCGCACAAGATACCCGAGAATTACACCTGCTCCAACACATTAAGAGTGATCAATCCTACATCTACGTGTTCGTCTTCCTGTACTACCGCGACCACAGCGTGCGCGTTTGGAAATTGACCAATCCTGTGTCCATATCGGAAACCCTTGACTACGACGACCTCATCAACAACGTGAATCGTTGCAAATCGGCACGCGAACCCGCAATCTACTACCGCGAAGGAATCACTGGCAACGACGCTGGCGACTCGATCATTGATAAGGCGTACTGCGAACCTGTCAGCTTCATGATCGTAGCTTGTGGTGATGTTGACATCCAGACGATTGAAGTGAACATCCAGGGATATGACGAAATTGAAGGCGTTGGCATCTTGGACAGCAACGTGACTCCCCCTTACGCTATTACTGCTACCAAATTCGAGCGAAAGACTAGCGGTGGATATATTTTCTACACTTATTGCGGATTGTTTGGACATGGTGACCGCGGACATCCCACGATGGCAGTTGGAGTTGAGAAGAAGAACCGCAACGCATTCGGACGCATGCATCCTGTGTACGTCGCTGCGAATTACAAACGTCGCAACTTCTGGGCTAAAAAGGATTGGTGGTTCCCGACTGAAGGTCAAATGGTCGAGCAGTTCATTAAACAACAGTCCATCCCATATGTTACCGCTGACAACGTGATGATCGCGCCATGCGTACGCGAAATCCGCCACCACGCGCATTACTAATCGTGCACTTGATGCTGAGATCTGTTAGGCTATTGTCTCATATAGGGCTCTCACGAACTCTTAAGAGCTTGTGATGAGTATCTTACGGCCGCACACCGTATTGGTCGCTGCTCGATAACGTTGGTCGAACGGGTCTCGGGGGAGATGTTCAGCT